GTATAAACCATTAGGGACGAGCGGTTCTACAAAAGTACGTTCTGGTGCAGCGTCCCAGAAAGAGTACATCAACACTACAGGTGTAGATTCTATGCGAGGTAATGGTAATTTAGGTTGGTCACAGTCCATGCTAGACAAGGTTAACGCAAGACGTAAAAATAACAAGAGTAAAAAATAATGGCAAAGTTCTACGAAAAATATAAGAAGGCGTTAGAAGCGCACGGATACACAGTAGATGAACATGGCATTGTACGTGATGCTTATGGTAATCAAGCTGCTGGTGAGGATCGCTTTGGTAATGTTAACTGTAGCGATCCAAACATTACAACTATCTGTACAGCAGAAGACGCTAAACCAAAGCCTAAACCTAAAGCTAAAAAGAAAATCGAAACACTTGAGGATGGCGATTAATGTCACTACTACAGCAGGGTAAATCAGCACGTATAAAATCTGTGTATGGTCACAACGCAGGTACGACATACGAAACAGTATATACATGTCCTGCTAATTGTGTAGCAGAAGTTACCTTCATTCATGTTGTTAATGGTGGTGCCTCTACTAACACAGTAGAAGTTGAGTGGTACGTATCTGCTGACACTTACACATCACATTTCCTCAAAGGTAAATCTATCAACGCTAGTGACTATGTAAGTTTTAATGATATTGACCTAGTTCTACAGCCCGGTGATGAAATCCGCGTCACACCTACAAGCGCAGGGCATATTGATACCATCCTTACAGTAACAGAAACGTTTGTACCAATCGGGTAGCGGGTATGCATAAATAGGTACTACTACCTGACCTACTTTCAAGTATAACTATCTCCATCACACAACATAAAGGAGATATGTGATGCTTAACTTTCTAAAACGTGTCTTTAAAGCAATCGAAACTGCACAACAAAAACGTGCAGACTACCGCCTACTGCATATGCTATCTGAACGTGAATTACGTGATTTAGGTATTGGTCGTAGTCAAATTCATAACATTGTTTACGGAAAAGACTAAAAAGTGCTTGCATTTACAATAGTTATATATAAAACTATATGTAAGCCCTAAAAACAAGGACGACTTTATGGCAAGAAACCTCACAGAAAACCAGAAACTGTTTCTCGAAGTCTTGTTCGATGAAGCGGGTGGTGATGTTGTGCTTGCCAAAAAGTTGGCTGGTTATAGCGATAACACACCTACACGTGTAATCGTAGAGGCATTGAAAGATGAAATCGCAGAAGCTACACGTTCTTACTTTGCTCGTACTGCGCCCAAGGCTGCTATGGCTATGGTTGGTGCTTTATATGATCCTACTGAACTAGGTATCAAAGATAAGATGGCAGCAGCTAAAGATTTGCTAGACCGTGCAGGACTAGGTAAGACAGAGAAGGTAGATGTCACATCAAGCGGTGGCGTATTCTACCTACCCCCAAAAGAGGGGACAAATGAGTAGACCTTTCCATATTGGGAGGGATTTAGGTTTTTGGGAACTACCAAAACCACATAAAGGCAAAGAACGAGAGTGGCACGTAATAGCTAGAGTAAGCCAAAACGTGCCGTTTGGCTATAGGATACACCCTGAAGACGAAGACCTCTTACAGCCTATACCTGAAGAGCTAGAGGCATTAGAGCTTGCAAAGCAGCATCTAAAGCAGTATAGTTTGAGAGAAGTAGCGAATTGGTTAACAACCCAGACAGGTCGCAGCATCTCACATGCAGGTTTAAAGCAGAGGATCGAAATTGAGCGAAGACGTAAAAAAACTGCTACAATTAAACGGAACCTCGCCAAAAGGCTCCAAAAGGCGTTATCCAAAATCGAGGAACTCGAAAAAAACAGGGTCGGGGCGTACTCCGAAAGCGAGTAAGGAAACAGTCACACCCCCAGTAGAGACTATTCCTGCACAAGTCGCCCCAGCAGAGTTCGATGTCGAGGCTGCACAGGATGTAGTGTTCAAGCCAAACCCCGGCCCTCAGACAGACTTTTTGTCTGCATCAGAAAGAGAAGTACTTTATGGCGGGGCAGCAGGTGGCGGTAAATCATATGCTATGTTGGCTGACCCTCTACATGGCTTGAATGACCCTAACTTTTCTGGTCTACTTGTACGACATACTACGGAAGAGTTACGTGAACTTATTCAGAAGAGTCAAGAGTTATACCCACAGGCTATACCGGGGATTAAGTGGTCTGAGCGTAAAAGCCAATGGATTAGCCCAAAAGGCGGTAGGCTCTGGATGTCGTATCTTGATAAAGATATGGACGTTAACCGTTACCAAGGTCAGGCGTTTAATTGGATTGGCTTTGACGAGCTTACACAATGGCCTACTCCTTATGCTTGGGATTATATGCGTTCTCGCCTACGTTCTGCTCACAGCAACAAACTAGGCTTGTACATGAGAGCAACGACTAACCCCGGTGGTGCTGGACACGCTTGGGTTAAGAAGATGTTCATTGATCCTGCACCATCTAACAAAGCATTTTGGGCTACTAACCTTGAAACTGGCGACACTATTACTTATCCAAAGGGCCACAGCAGAGAGGGTCAACCTCTTTTCAAACGGCGATTTATCCCCGCTAGTCTCTTTGATAACCCTTATTTAAGTGACACAGGCGACTACGAAGCTATGCTTCTATCGTTGCCAGAACATCAGAGAAAGCAGCTACTTGAAGGTAACTGGGACATAAATGAAGGAGCAGCTTTCCCTGAATTTAACCGATCCATCCATGTCATTGACTCTTTTGACATTCCCGACACATGGGTTAAGTTTAGAGCTTGTGACTACGGCTACGG